AGAACGCAGCTATCATCAAAAGAGTTAAAAATGCCAGAGAGATATTACACACTAAATACGCATCAGATATCTTAGGCAACAACATGAGAAGATATGCCGGTCAAATCGCACAAGATAGTTTGATGCAATTTGATGGTCAATTTACTTTATACAAAGGGAAAGAAGCAGGTATTACTAAGTTTCAATATGTAGGAACAAACATAACTACAACCAGAAGTTTTTGTAGAAGATACTTAGATAGAGTATTTACGGAAGAAGAAGCTAGGGCTATTTGGCAACAATCTTGGAGAGGTAAATCCGGGACAGATCCATTTGTTAATCGAGGTGGCTATAGATGTAGACATAGTTTTATTCCTTATGATGATGCTTGGTTTAATGAAGATACAAACGAGAATATTAAAGAACAAACTAAGACCAATGATAAACAAAGGAAAGAACAAGCAAAAGACAAACCAAAAGAAAGATCATTTAACATAAATAGAAACAAGGTTTATTCATCATTTGATAATAATAATGTTGGAGAGTTTGGGAATATTATGAACAATCTTGAAGGACAAGAAATATCAAATCAAAAGATTAGTAAATTTATGGAAAAACACGGAATTACAGCTTTATTTTTATCAAAACAAGTAACAGGGAAATCTTTTAGACAAAGTGAATTTAAAAAAGTTAATGAGCAATACAAAAAGAATCTACCATCCGGGGATAGTGCAAATATTTATGAAAGAAGCTACCCTTTAGATTTAAATGAAGCTGACATAAATAGATATCCAAGATCAAATGTAAATGGTTATGCTTCACCAATAAATAATGCACCGGTAACTTGGATTACTGAAACTGATGATTTTACAAAGGTTGATACAAAAATTTTACAAAAAAATACAGAAAAAGTAATTAACAGAACAAAAAATGGAGAAGGTAGTTATGTTACAAAAGGAAAATTTGGTGAGAAAAAAAATGCTGATTGGTCATTTTCAAGTGGTGCTACAAGTAGTGAAGAACAAAAAATCAAAACTATGCTACATGAAATAGGTCATCAAGTTCACTTTTATGCATCCACAGATAATTCTGGGCTATTTTCTACAAATACATTTATGGATATATACAAAAATGCATCAAAAGAACAAAGAAAGAATTTTATATTAACTAAATACCAACAAAAAAATAAATACGAACAACACGCAGAATTATTTACAGCTTATGCAACAAATAGAAAAGCATTAGAAAAATATAATCCTAGCCTTGTGGAATATATGGATAATTTGATGGACAAGGCAATAAACAGTTCAACGAAGGGATATTAAATGGCAATAGAATTACCAAAAGAATTTGAACAAGCGGAACTTCTTTTAAATCAAGATCCACTACCAAGTGATATTATAAAACAACTTAATAAATTAAGAGAAAATTTAAAAGAAAGTGAAAAAATACTTTTTGATGATTTATACGATAGCATACCTATTGAGTTAGAAGATTTAGATTGAAAAACATAATATTTATATTAAATCTATAAATATTAAGGAGAACTAAAAATGTCTGACGAGAATCAAAAACCGGAACAAATGGAGAATACACAAGAAGTTAATGAAACACCAAAAGAACAACCTATAGAACAACCACAATCTAAACCTAGTCAATTTGATATAGATAAAGTTGTAAAGGATAGGCTCTATAGACAAGAAAAACAATTACTAGAATCATTGGGTGTTACCAATTTAGATGAGGCAAAAGCTGCCATTGAAGAAAGAAAAAAAGTAGAAGAAGAAAAACAATTAGAACGAGGTAAGTTTGATGAAGTAATGAAAAAGAAAACTACCGAGTATAATGAGAAAATATCTCAGCTAGAGAATGAGTTGAAGAATGAACGAGTAGATAAACAATTAATCAACTCAGCTTCAAAACACAAAGCAATATCCCCGGAACAAATCAAAGATTTAATGAAATCGAGAGTTCAGTTAAATAAAGAAGGTAAAGTAGAAGTTCTTGATAATTCTGGAACACCTAGATATAACAAAGATGGAGATTTATTGACTGTAGACGAAGCAGTTCAAGAGTTTTTAACGCAAAACGCACATTTCCAAGCAGCAACTCCCCCGGGGAGTGGAAGTGTAGCCAATGTGGGTAAGACATATACGCAAAAGTCTTTAAATGTTGCGGACTTAGATATGAGTAATCCGGAAGATCGAGCCAAGTATCGAGAATACAAAAAGGAACGAGATAAGGTTACTGTAATTAACTTAAATAAATGAAAGAAGGTAAATAATGGCTAACGAAAGCACCAGTTCAACGTTAAGTGAACTGTATACAGAAATCGTTGCCGAAGCTGAGTTCGTAATTCAAGAGCAATCTATAATGAAGAACTTGGTAAAAAACTACACTATTGCAGGTGGTGGTAAATCCGTAGAAGTACCGATTTATTCAGCTATCGCAGCAGCGGCAGTAAACGAGGCAACTGATTTATCAAACACAGCGGTTAATCCTACATCAGTAACGATTACCGCATCAGAAGTTGGTGTAATGACTACACTAACTGATCTAGCAAGAAACTCAGCACCAAGAAATGTTGCTGCAGATATTGGTAGATTATTTGGTGAAGGTATTGCCAAGAAAATGGATCAAGACTTAATCGCACTATTTGATGGTTTCTCAGTAACATTGGGAGATGGCACAGGTGCAATTTCAGCTGCATCTATTTTTAACGCAGCTTCTACTCTAAGAGCAGAAGGATTACCAACAAATGAATGTGTATGTGTATTACACCCAAAAATCGCATATGACTTAAAAGCAAACTTATCTAACACATTTGCTAACGCAAACGCAAATGACTTAGTTAATGAAGCATTAAGATCAGGCTTTGTTGGACAATTAGCAGGTATTCAAATCTTTGAAACTTCAAATATGTCTAACACCGGTAATGCAGGTGATTATAAAGGTGCAATATTCCATAGAGATGCATTAGCACTAGCTATGATGCAAGATATCAAAATCGAAACTCAAAGAGATGCTTCTCTAAGAGCTGACGAGATTGTTGCAACAGCTGTGTATGGTGTAGGAGAAATCCATGATTCTTATGGTGTAGAATTACACTTTGATTCATCAATCCAATAATATAAACTCTTGGGTGGGGATTTACCCCACCCATACAAAGGAATAAATTATGGCAAAAATTAAACTTACAAAAGATGGTAAGATCATTGAACGAGAACAAGCTGATTATGATAAAAATATAAAAGTTTGGGAATTTAGAGGTTGGAAACCGGTTAGTAATAAGCCTGTAGAAGAAAAACCAAAGAAACCTAAGAAGAAGAAAGACGATTAATGGCTGCAACATCAGTATTCGCAGTAATAAGTTCAAATATGACGGATTATCAACCAGATATTCTAACTTATGGAACAGCTGATTTTGATACTCAATTACAATTTGCTGAAGATGATGTTTTAAGACAAATCCGTGAGGAATGGTGGGAAAGATACCGCCATACAGTAAGATACAAAGATATTACTAAGGTTACTACCTTAGAGATGGATAATTCAAAACTAACACCGGCCCAATGGAAAAGAGCAACTATTTACCGGGGATTATCTGAATACATTTACCCAATATTATCAAAGTTCAAAGATCCAGATGGTGGAGATGGAAAAGACGCATTTCAAAATAGAATGGATTTTTATAGACAAAAATATAATGAAGAATTTCAAGCCATACTAAGAGATGGTGTAGAATATGATGAGGATAGTTCCGGAACTGTTCAAGCTAGTGAAAAAGAGCCTATCCATATGCTTAGATTGGAGAGATAAAATGTGTGAATTTTGTAATGGCGAATGTGTATGTAAATAATGGTTGCATCCGTAAAGGTAAAATCAAATACAATACAACTTCAAAAATCTCTATCTGAACTACAAAAAAAATTCCCAAGAGTAATAAAAGAAGCATTAGCAAATGTTTCAGCTTTACAAATAAGAAATATTAGGGATAGAACTCAACGAAAAGGTATTGATGTTTTTGGAAAGCCTTTTAGAGAATATTCGCCCGGATATAAGAGAGCTGCAGTAAAAGAATCTGGTGTAGTTGATTTAACTGATACCGGCCAAATGTTTAGTTCATTAACAAGCAAAATATCAAGATCAAAGGGTAGTTTATTTTTTAGAAATATGTTTGCCAATAAAAAAGCATTTTTTCACGATATTGCAGGTGCCGGAAAAGGTAAAGTTGTTAGACCATTTTTTAGTATTAATGGACAAGAAGAAAAACAAATAGTAAAAGTATTTGAAGAAAAGATCGCAAAAATATTACTATGAGCAAAAGAGAAGATATAGCTGCCAACATTATTACAGTATTAGATGCTGTTACGTCACCTATTGAATTTAAAAAATTATCAAGAGAGCCATTTAACCCGGAAGAAGATTTATCAAATTTACAGTTTCCAGCTATGTATATATCAACCGGGGATGAAACAAGGGAAGATTTTAGCTTAGGTGCAACAGCTAGTGGCAAAAGAAGTGGAACGATTGATTTTATTATTATTGCTTTTGTTAAAGGAACGGATGCAAATATAGATACAAAAAGAAACCAACTTATTGAAGTTATTGAAGAAACATTAGATTCAGATAGAACTCGTGGCGGGAATGCATTAGAAACTAAAATTATTGAAGTTTCTTCTGATGAGGGAACACTTTATCCTTTGGGTGCGGTGAGAATTGTGGTAAGAGTTTTATATGAATTTGTACGAGGTACAGCATAATGGCTAAAAGAATTAAGCTATACAAAGATGGAAATTCCATAGAAGTATGGGATAATAATATAGACAAGTTTCTTGCTAATGGTTATAAACTAGAAGCAGAAAAAAAGCCTTTTAAAAAGAAGGTAGAAAAGAAAGAAGAAGGAGATAGCAAATGGCAACCCATGTCGGAACAGCAGGAGTAGTCAAAGTTGGAGCAAACGCAATAGCAGAAGTAGTTGGTTTTAATATTGATGAAACAAACGATACTGTCGAAGATACATCATTAACCGATACTGCAAAATCATATATCGCACTAAGGAAAGATGCCACAGGCACTATAGAGTGTCATTGGGATGAAACAGATACAAATGGACAAGAAGCACTTGATGTTGGATCATCAGTAACTTTAAATCTTTATCCAGAAGGTGCAGATAGTGGAGATGCATATTATACCGGAACAGCTTTAGTCACCGGTGCATCAGTAGCGGTTACTATGGAAGGAACTATTAGTAGAACATTTAATGTTCAGTTCTCAGGCGGCGTAACACATACATCAGTCTAATAAATGCCCAAAAAAGATTATCTTGAGGGTGCTATAAATCATTTTAAGCACCAAGAGATTAAAGTAATAGAGGTAGAAGAATGGGGATTAGTTGGTGAAGATGCCATCTATGTAAAACCCTTTACCCTATTAGAAAAAGCAGAAATCTTTAAGGGATCAAGTGATAATGACTTGACTGTGCTTATTGACGTTATTGTAAAAAAAGCACAAAACAAAGATGGTCAATTAATGTTTGATTTGGAAAGTAAAATCCGAATGAAGAAATTTGTTGATCCAGATATTATTGCTGTTGTTGCATCTAAAATTCTTAACACAAATACTGATCCTAAAGAGTTAAAAAAAAACTAAATTCAAACACAGAATTTAGATTTCATTTTTTCTTAGCAGAAAAACTTCATAAAACCATAGGAGAAATTCTTCAAATGCCTGTTGAGGAATTTGAAATGTGGATCGCATATTACAATCTCAAACACGAAGAAGAACAAAAAGCATTGAATAAACAGAAGATGCAAGGTAAAAGAAGATAATGACTACAAAAAAGTTGAATATTGATATTCTTGCAAGAGATAAATCAAGACAAGCCTTATCACAAGTACAAACAAGACTAGGAAATCTTAAAAAATCAGTATTTAGTTTACAATCAGCATTTGTTGGATTAGGAGCTGGTCTTGTAGTAAAATCATTTGTAGATGTAGGTAAAGAAGTTGAAAGCCTACAAGTTAGATTTAAATTTTTATTTGGATCAGCAGAAGAAGGTGCAGTTGCATTTGATAATCTTTCAAAGTTTGCAGGTAGAGTTCCCTTTTCATTAGAAGAAATATCAAGAGCCTCAGGTAATCTAGCAGTTGTTGCGGATGATGCTAATGATTTAAATAGAATATTAGAAATAACCGGTAATGTAGCAGCAGTAACCGGTCTTGATTTTGAAACAACATCATCACAAATTCAAAGAGCCTTTTCTGGTGGTATTGGTGCAGCTGATTTATTCAGAGAAAGAGGTGTTAGAGCCTTATTAGGTTTCCAAGCCGGTGCCAAAGTAACCGCAGAAGAAACGATTGCAAGATTTGAAGAACTATTTAGTGGGAATGGTCAATTTGCAAGTGCTACTAAAGACTTAGCCACAACCCTTGAGGGTACTCTATCAATGATAGGGGATAAATATTTTAATTTTCAAAAAGACGTAGCAGCTGGTTTTTTTGATGAACTTAAAGGTGAATTTGGGGATCTTAATAAATTTTTAGAAGCTAATGAACAACAAATAAAAGATATAGCAACAGCTATTGGTGAAAATTTTGCAGGAGCATTAACTACAACATCTGATTTGATTAAAGATGTAGCACCAGCGGTAAAAATAGTAGCAAATGCTTTAGGAACAACTATAGAGGGATTTAAAAGTTTACCTACATTTGTTCAATCATCTGGATTAATTGCGGCACTATTATTTGGAAAAAAGGGAATGTTGGCTTTTGCCGGTGTATCATTTTTACTTGGTCAAATAGATTCTCTTATCGAAAAAACAAGAGAGATAGCTACTGAAAAAAGTTTACTTGATGCATTAGGTGCAGGAGAGATAGATGCTTTTACTTTATCTTTAGAAGAAATAGATAGTTTAATAGAACACATTGGAAACACAAGTGTGCATGGCACTATTCCCTTAGGAGAAAGAGAAGCGGCTACTGAATTATTTAAGATTTTACAAAATGTTCGTTCACAACTTATTAATACCAACAATACGATTGAGCATAGTGCAAAAGTTGGTAATGAGATGGCAAATGCATTTAATTCAATATCAATACAAGCAAAAAATTCTAATGAACAGTTAAAAGAAATGACAAGAACAACTAATAGAATAGTTGTTATGGGCGGAATGGTTGGAGAAGAATTTGAAAAAGCATTAGGAAGTATTGGAGAAGGTGTTGATGTTGTAACTGAATCTAAATTTCCAAGATTTAAACAAGTGTTAGAAGATGCTGGTAATACAACTAAGCAATTAGATGGATTATTTACAAATACATTTAATTCATTTGCAGATACTTTAGCAAAAAGCATTATGACTGGTAAATTCGCATTTAAAGATTTTGCAAGATCAGTTATAGCTGACATAGCAAGAATAATAGCAAGACAACAAGCATTAATAGCTGTGCAAAAAATTGCTGGTTTGTTTGGTGGTGGAAGTTTTCTTGGGGGTTTATTACCGGGAAGATCATCAGGTGGTAGAGTAAATGCTGGTATGCCTGTGATGGTGGGCGAGGCCGGAAGGGAAGTTTTTGTGCCGCAATCATCTGGTACGATTGTTCCAAACAATCAAGTAAGTGGATCAACAAATATTAACTTCACAATCAACACAGTTGATGCTCAAGGTGTTGATGAATTATTAACAAATAGACGAAGCACTATTATTAATGTTATTAATGATGCATTAAATAGACAAGGTAAAGAGGCATTGGTATGAGTGGTACTTATCCAACATCCCCGGTATTTAGAGCATTAGGTTTCAGTTCAGAACAAAAAACAATTACTTCTACTACTGATAGTGGAAAGATATTTGCAGTTCAAGTAGATGGTCAAAGATGGAAATTTTCAGCATCTTATCCACCAATGAGTAGAACTACGTTTGCACCGGTATATGCTTTTATAATGAAACAAAGATCACAAAAAGAAACATTTACTATAGTTCCCCCGGTTATATCAAATGCACAAGGTAATGTATCAGGAACTATTCTTGTGAATGGTAGCCACACAGCAGGAGATACAACAATTACAGTTGATGCTATGACCGGAACATTAAAAGCTGGAGATTTAATTAAATTTGCACATGAAAAAGTTTACATGGTTGTTTCTGATGTGACTGCGGATGGATCAAATGAAGCAACAATAACAATAGAGCCACCATTAAAAGAAGCATTAGCAGATAATAGTTCAGTTACGTATGATAATATTCCCTTTACTGTAAGACTAACATCTGATGTTCAAGAGTTTAATACAAACGATATAGATTTATATAGATTTGAAGTAAGTTTTATTGAGGCATTGTAATGACTAGAGGATTATCTAGTAATCTACAAACCGAGATAGCAAAACAAACTATCAAGCCTATTGTATTAATAGAAATATTATTTCCAACACCACAAAGATTAACTAATCATTATAAAAATATTACACATAATTCAAACACTTATACTGCTAGTGGACATTTATTATCTATTGGTGGTAAAGCTGAAAAATCAGAATTAGATGTTGGTAACTTTCAAATAGAATTATCAGCGGTAGATAGTGCTTTTGTATCTATTGTTTTAAATAATAATGTTTCTAATGATGAAGTAACTATTGATATAGGATTATTAGATAGTACAGATGCATTAATTGATACGTTTAATTATGATAAAGGTTTTATTGAGAGTTTTAGTATAGATACAAATACAGGAAGATTAATTTTAAGTTGTACTTCTCATTTTGCTGATTTTAGTAGAGTAGCCGGAAGAAAAACAAATGAAGGCAGCCAACAAGTTTTTTTCTCTACTGATAAGGGAATGGAATTTGCTGCATTGACTGTTAAAGATATATTATGGGGTAGAAAATAATGGGTTTCTTTATACCAATACTAACAGCTGTAGCAAAAAGTATTATTACCGGTATTGCTATATCAAAAGCAATCCAATGGTTAGCACCAAAACCAGAGATACCTGAGTTTACACAAGAAGCTGAAGCCCAAGGTGTATTAGTCAATAAGCAATCTAATAATGCAAATATCCCGGTAATTTATGGAACAAGAAAAGTTGGTGGAGTGCGTGTATTTCTTGAAACATCCGGAACAGATAATCAATATTTGTATGGTGCTATTGTTTTAGCAGAAGGTGAAATAAATAATATTACTTCAATTATTGTTGATGATAGTACAGTAACATTTAGTGGCTCAATAGCTGATGGCACTACAATTACTTCTAATGATAGTAAATATGGAACGACTATACAAATACAACCATTTTTTGGAACTGATGGACAATCGGCTTCATCATTATTAACAACATTATCTTCTTGGACATCTAATCATAAATTATCCGGGTTATGTTATATTGCATTTAGAATTACATGGGATGCAGATAAATATATTGGTATTCCTACAATCCAAGCTGTTGTTCAAGGTAGAAAAGTAGTAAGTTATAATTCAAGTTCAGTTGCTCAAACTGCTGCTTTCTCAACTAATCCTGCATGGTGCTTATTAGATTATTTAACAAATACAAGATATGGAAAAGGTATTCCCATTGGTGACATTGATATACCAAGTTTTTACTCAGCTAGTCAAACTGCAATAACTCAAGTAACACCATATTCAGGTGCTTCACAAATAAATCTTTTTGATTGTAATGCAGTAATAGATACAGCTCAAAAATTGATTGATAATACTAGAACTATTCTAAAAGGAATGAGAGGTTTCCTACCTTACACCCAAGGTAAATATAAATTAATTATTGAAACTACAGGATCATCTGTATTGACACTAAACGAAGATAATATCATAGGTGGTATTAAAGTATCAAGTGAAAGAAAAAACGAAAAATTTAACAGAGTTCAAGTTAATTTTATAAACCCAAATAAAGATTTTCAATCTGATACAATAGTTTATGACACAGATCATAGCACATTAAAAACCGCAGATGGTGGATTCTTACAAGAAGGTGTCATTGATTTACCTACTATAACTAATCCATATCAAGCATTAGAATTTGGAGAGATTGTATTAAGTAGAAGTAGAAACAATTTAGGAGTTCAATTATTAGCAAATTATACTGCTATGAACTTAGCTATTGGAGATATTGTAGCTGTATCTTCAACAATTACCGGAATGTCATCAAAGCCATTTAGAGTTGTTGGTATGGCAATCAATCCATCATTTGAGGTATCACTATCATTAATAGAACATCAAGATGCTTGGTACACCTTTACAGAAAAAACAGAAGTTGCTACTGTTCCTGATACTTCTTTCCCTGATCCATTTACAGTTCAAGCACCGGCATCATTAACTTTAGCTGATGATTTAGTTGAATATAATGATGGTACTGTCATTACAAGATTATTAGTTACTGTAGGTGCATCCACAGATCAATTTGTTGATGATTATGAAATAGAAGTCAAACAAACACTAGATAAAGATGGAAATGCAGTTTCCGATAGCTTTAGAATAGTATCTCAAGGTAAATCTTTAGAATATCAATTAATTAATGCTATTGATGGTGCAACTTATGAAGTTAGAGCAAGAGGTATTAACTCATTAGGTGTCAAATCATCATATGTAACCGGAACTCATAAAGTAATTGGTGCAACTGAGCCACCAGCAAATGTAACTGATTTTAGTATATCTTTAATAGGATCAGATCAAATGCAGCTTTCATGGTTGCCGGTAACCGATTTAGATGTTGAAAGCTATGAGATTAGATATGAAAAAGTAGCAAATGGCACAGAATGGTTTAATTCTACTGATCTTGTTAGAGTACCGAGAAGAAGTGCAAATAGTGTTATTCTAAATAGAATAGATCCACCATTTACATTATCTATTAAAGCGATTGATAAATTAGGAAATGAAAGTTTAGAGCCTAATTTTATAACATCTTCAAACGTAGCTGCCGAAGGATATAAGCTAATATCTTCAATAACGGAACATCCAACATTTGATGGTACATTCAATAATACATTTAAAAGAACAGATACAGGGGCAGCAGGTGGAACTAATTGTATTACCTTAGATACAATAACTACCTTTGACGAAAAAACAGGCTTATTTGATGCTGTTGATAGTGCCTATGTATTTGAAACCGGGGGTGTTAATAAGAATATTATATCTAGTGGTACATATGATTTTAATAGCACATTTAGTTTACCATTTGTCTATGATGCTACATTTAAAATTCAATTAGACATGGTATCAGATGATCCTTATGATTTATTTGATTTTGGTAGGGGTGAAACCTTATTTGAAAATGCTAAAGCACCTTTTGATGGAAATTTACCTACTAATGCCGGAACTAATATTCAAATAGGTGCTAGTGATACAAGCCTAGCTGCTATTTCAACATTTACCGGAGTTGCTCAACAAGGCACATTCAGAGGTAAGTTTTTTAAATTCAAAGCAAAATTAATATCATTAAATAATCAAGCAAGAGCATTAGTTAAAGGTTTGACAATATCTTTGAATCTACAAAATAGACAAGAAACAGGAGAAGATGTATCAAGTGGTGCTGGAACTTATAGTGTAACCTTTACTAATCCATTTTATGCAAATCCAAATGTAAATGTTACCGGACAAAATATGGCAACCGGGGATTATTTTGTTGTTGCTAATAAAAGTATATCTGGATTTGATATAACTTTTTATAATTCTAGTAATGCTGCGATATCTAAAACTTTTGACTATCAAGCTAATGGTTATGGGTTGAAATCTTCGTAAATATGAGGTAGAAAAAACTAATGTCGCAAGTTTCACAAATTACTATTGATAATGTTGCATTTGGTACTTTTAGATCAAATCTAAATTCTGTATTAAGTGCTATAAATTCATCTCATTCTGGAACTTCAGCACCGGCCACGGCAACCGCTGGTACATTATGGGTAGATACAGCTACATCAGGAGTTTTAAAATTAAAAATGAATGATGGAACTGATAATGTTGAAATATTACAGCTAAATATTTCTTCAAATGCATTGACAAGTACCATGAGTGTGACTGGTACTATAAGCGAAACAGATCCCAATGCTTTACCATTGGCGATTGCACTAGGATAGAGAAAGAATGGCAAATACATTTAAAGTAAAAACAAATGCAGCTATGCCAGCTAGTTCAGGCACCCCGCTAACTTTATACACAGTACCAAATTCAACAACAACTGTAGTTATCGGTTTAATTTTATGTAATATCCACACAACATCCGTAACTGCTGATGTTCAATTAGTTTCAGATACTTCTGATACTGAAACAAATGAAACAGTTTTACTAGCGAAAGATGTTGTTATTCCTGCTGGTACTTCATTGGAAATATTGACAGGCGGAAAAGTAGTTGTTCAAGCAACTGATATTATTAAGATTGATTGTTCTGTGGCT